TTTTGGGAGTCACAGCAAGCCCAATCGCTAGGGCAAAAGAAGCTATTAGCCTTCGCAGACCACGTATACCCAGGCTATAAAGTAGGCCCCCACCACAAAAGGCTGGCTAAAATCTTTGAAGATATAGCCAACGGAGTCAAAAAACGGGTAGTTGTAAACATTGCACCCCGCCACGGCAAGTCAGAACTCATTTCTTACCTAGCTCCAGCTTGGTTTTTAGGTAAGTACCCACATAAAAAGGTCATTATGGCTTCCCATACGGCTGATTTAGCCGTAAATTTCGGTAGAAGAGTGCGAAATTTGGTGGCAAGTGACCCGTATAAGCAAATTTTCCCGCAGATCGAGTTACAACAAGACTCAAAATCGGCTTCTAGATGGGGTACTAACTTTAATGGCGAATATTTTGCTATTGGTGTTGGGGGTGCTCTTGCTGGTAGGGGGGCTGACCTTTTTATTATTGACGATCCTCATTCCGAACAAGAGGCTAAGCAGGGGCGAGCAGACGTTTTTCTTCCCGCTTGGGAGTGGTTTCAGTCTGGTCCTATTCAGCGTCTTATGCCTGGGGGCGCTATTATTATTGTGATGACTAGATGGTCGAAACTTGATCTAACCGGTCAGGTTATTAATCACATGTCTAAGAATGAGGATGCAGAACAGTGGGAGATCGTTGAATTTCCTGCCATTTTGCCAAGTGGCAACCCACTTTGGCCTGAATTTTGGCCGGTTGAAGAATTAAATGCCAAGAAAGCCTCACTTGATCCACGATACTGGCAAGCCCAGTATATGCAGGACCCGACGGCTGAAGAAGGCGCGTTAATTAAGCGTGAATGGTGGAATATTTGGGAGAAAGACGACCCTCCCCAGTGCGAATACATCATTATGTCCCTGGATGCAGCACAAGAAACTAATAATAGAGCTGACTACAACGCTTTGACTATATGGGGCGTGTTCTTAAACGAAGAAGTCAACAACTACAACATCATATTACTTAATGCTATTAAGAAGCGGATGGAGTATCCCGAGCTAAAGAAAATGGTGTTTGAAGAGTACAAAGAATGGCAGCCGGATACTTTTATTGTTGAGAAGAAGTCCAACGGGTCTGCGCTTTACCAAGAAATCCGACGCATGGGCGTGCCTGTACAAGAGTTCACGCCAAGCAAAGGACAGGATAAGATTGCTAGGGTCAATTCGGTAACCGATTTATTTTCATCTGGGATTGTCTGGGCACCTGATAAACGATGGGCCAAGGAAGTTATGGAAGAATGCAACGACTTCCCCAGCGGTACAAACGATGACTTAGTTGACTCCACGACCCAGGCTTTGATGCGTTTTCGTAACGGTGGATTTATTAGACTGCCGTCTGATGAGCCTGAAGAACCAGCAATGTTTAGGCGTAAAAACCAATACGCCTACTATTAAGGATAGATCATGGCTACAAGCTTTTTTGACAAAGCACTAAATCAAGCACCCCTTGGGTTGCAGAACGAGAATCTGGTCATGGAGCCAGACATCGAGATTGAGATCGAAGACCCTGAGTCAGTATCAGTAGGTCTTGGTGGTCTAGAGATTGTGATCGGCAAAGAAAAAGAAGAGGAAGGGTTTAACGACAACCTTGCCGAAGACATGGACCCCAAGGAGCTAGCCACCCTTGCTGAAGATCTGTGTAGTGATTTTGAAGATGACATTTCATCCCGCAAAGACTGGATGCAGACCTACGTCGATGGGTTGGATCTGTTAGGACTTAAGGTTGAGGATCGCACAGAGCCTTGGCCGGGGGCTTGTGGTGTGTACCACCCCTTGCTGACAGAAGCTGTGGTGAAGTTTCAGGCCGAGACCATCATGGAGACATTTCCAGCACAAGGTCCGGTGCGTACCAAGATCATTGGTGAAGAAACTAAAGAGAAGAAAGAGTCTGCTATGCGTGTGCAGGCAGATATGAACCACCAGCTCACTGATGTGATGATTGAGTACAGACCTGAGCACGAGAAGATGCTGTGGGGACTGGGGCTGGCGGGTAATGCGTTTAAGAAAATCTACTTTGACCCAGGGCTTGATAGACAGACGGCGATGTATGTGTCGGCTGATGATCTTGTGGTGCCATACGGTGCTGCGAATATTGAGACAGCCGAGCGTGTTACGCATGTTATGCGTAAGACTAAAAATGAGCTAGAGCGGCTAATGGATAGTGGGTTCTACGTTGATGTAGAGCTTGAAGATCCTAGCGATTCGCTTGATGAAGTAGAGAAAAAGATCGCAGAAAAGATGGGGTTCAGGGCAACTACTGATAACCGGTACAAGTTGCTTGAGATGCACGTAACCCTTGATCTTCCAGGCTTTCCTGACAAAGACGAAGATGGCAAAGAGACTGGACTGGCTGTTCCGTACGTCATTACGATTGAGAAATCAAACAGTAAGATCTTAGCGATTAGACGCAACTGGAACCCAGACGATGAGTTAAAGAAGAAGCGTCAGCACTTTGTCCACTACCCCTATATCCCAGGCTTTGGCTTTTATGCTTTCGGGCTTATCCACTTGATTGGTGGGTTTGCTAAATCGGGAACGTCGATTCTCCGTCAGCTTGTTGATGCAGGCTCACTTGCCAATCTCCCAGGTGGATTTAAAACCAAGGGGATGCGGACTAAGGGTGATGACACGCCGTTTGCTCCGGCTGAATGGCGCGATGTGGACATAGCCTCGGGTGCTCTCAAAGACAACATCATGCCGCTTCCGTACAAGGAGCCGTCGCAGGTGTTGGCTGCACTCATGGACAAGATCATCGACGAGGGTCGCAGGTTCGCCTCTGCTGCTGATCTTAAAGTCTCTGATATGTCGGCTCAGTCTCCAGTTGGGACGACGTTAGCGATCCTAGAGCGCACACTGAAGGTGATGTCGGCTGTTCAGGCGCGGATTCACTATTCGATGAAGCAGGAGTTCCGGCTCTTAAAAACCATCATCGCTGATTACACGCCTGAGTCTTACGACTACGAGCCAGTGGATGGTCGCCCCAGAGCTAAGAAATCAGACTATGAGAATGTCGATGTAATACCGGTCAGTGATCCGAACGCAGCGACAATGAGTCAGAAGGTTGTGCAGTACCAAGCAGTTATGCAGTTGGCTGCTACTGCGCCGCAGTTATACGACTTACCCTATCTTCATAGGCAGATGTTAGAGGTTCTTGGTATCAAAAACGCCGAGAAGCTCGTGCCGATGGAAGATGATATGAAACCGACCGACCCAGTATCTGAGAACATGGACATGTTCCAAGGCAAACCGGTCAAGGCGTTTATCTATCAAGATCACGCCGCACACATCACAGTGCATATGTCAGCACTGCAAGATCCAATCACTGCTCAAGTTCTTGGTCAGAGTCCAAACGCTCAGGCTATGCAAGCAGCATTTATGGCGCACATTGCCCAACACTTTGCCTTTCAATACCGTAAAAACATCGAAGACAAACTCGGGGTTCCCTACCCTGCACCCAACGAAGAACTGCCCGAAGAGATGGAGGTCGAGATCTCCAGACTCGCTGCCGCAGGAGCACAGAAACTCTTGCAATCTAATCAGGCGATGGTTCAACAAGCCCAGGCTCAACAGCAAGCACAAGATCCAATTGTGCAGATGCAGCAGCAAGAACTTCAGCTCCAAGCTCAAGAACTGCAACGCAAAACCGCTAAAGATCAGATGGACGCTCAACTCAAAGCAGCCCAGATTGATACCGAGCGTATGCGGATTCAGAACCAGTCTGAGATCGACGGTGCCCGATTGGGTGCTCAGATCGCAAAAGATCAGATGGAGCAGGAGTTCCAAGCAGGCGTTGAAGCCGTTCGCAATGAAATAGAGGGCACGCGGATTGGTGCTGATATAGCTCGGAATATTGCTGCGATGCAGCAACAACGTGAATCAGTAACTAAAAAAGCTGTTGGGGAAAGTAAAGAATGAACGAAACCGAGAAAGTTTTACGACATTTGATTAGTCGTTGTGTCGATGAACAGAAGCATTTAGCCGAAGTTCTAGCGCAAGGGCTGGCAAAGGACCACGCGGATTATCGCTTTCAGTGCGGTGTGATGCGTGGAATTTCAGTGGCGCAAGGATATCTTGCCGATATGTTAGAAAGGATGAGTGACGACGATGAGTGAACTCCTAGTAGGGTCTACAAGCGGCTCTGCGACGGTATTGCCTGAAACCGCCGAAGAAAAAGCGCGACAACTCCCTGATCCATCAGGTTATCGAATCTTATGCACGATCCCCGAGATTGACGATAAGTTTGATAATGGCTTGATTAAAGCCGATGTCACGATGCACCACGAAGAATTACTGACGACGGTGCTTTTTGTCATCAAGATGGGGCCGGATGCGTACAAAGATGAGAAGCGATTCCCGTCTGGGCCGTATTGCAAAGTGGGTGATTTTGTATTGGTACGTCCGCACGCGGGCACACGACTGAAGATTCACGGTCGTGACTTTCGCATCATTAACGATGACTCTGTCGAGGGGGTTGTAGAAGATCCTCGCGGTATTAGTCGCGCATAAGGGGTTTAAAAATGGCTGAGCAAGAAAACGCCAACACCGAGTTTGAAATCGAGATCGAAGACGACACTCCTCCCGAAGATCGTGGGCGGGAACCCTTACCCAAAGAGCTAGTTAAAGAGCTTGAGGAAGACGAACTCGAAGAGTATTCCGAGAAAGTCAAAACTCGCCTCAAGCAGATGAAGAAAGTCTGGCACGACGAGCGTCGTGAGAAAGAACGTGCGTTGCGTGAGCAGCAAACTGCGATTGAAATGGCGCAGCAGTTGCAAAA